TTCCTCAACGTGAAGAACTTCCTATCGAAGTTAACGAAACACTTATCGTCGAATTGTACTCCAAATAAGACATACAGTTTCACAAATGCAGAAAGCACAGTACTTATGCGCATAGGTACTGTGCTTTTTCTTTTAAAAATTGCTAAAATTCGTGTGCGTTGCTCAACCGTTGCACAACCTTTTTAGCCAAATGATGCGGGTATCTTATTTACTTCCTCGATGTACTGCTCAATCGTTTTGTGCGTATACACGTCTGCGGTAATATCCTTACTTTGTGTGTGGCCAACAATTGACTTCAGAATGTAACGATCTATTCCGTAGTTGCTGGCCAAGGTGATGAACGTATGACGAGTGTCATGCGGGAGGTGGTCAGATATTTCAACTTCCTTGCAGAATCGTTTTATTGGCTTTCCTAGGTACTTTGAGGTGTACCCAGGAGGGATAAGTGTATCAGATTTAGAAACGACCGCCTGGGCGTAAATTTCGTGGTAAAAAGGCATAACACAATCTGCGATAGGTATGATTCTGTCCTTGCCGGCCTTTGTTTTAACACCGCCAATGATATACCGCTCATCCAGGTGGACGTTTTCCATCTTAATGGATAGTAGTTCAATAGGGCGCATACCAGAATATATGTACATTAATAAGAGTTTCGCAATATCCTCATCGGAGTGATTCCATATCGTTTGAATCTCATCTTCCGTGAATGGCTTATGGATGTTTGATTTCTCCGCCGGTTTCAATTCAAGGAGCGCTGCATAGTTCTTAATAATCACATCATTCTTGATAGCTGCTTCAAAGGCACCGTTCAAACCTTTGACAATCAGGCCAAGCGATGAACGACTTAAATGGCTGTTTTCGTCGATTATAGCTTGTAGATGAACGAGTTTAAGCTCTTGTATAGGTTTATTCCAAATCGATGTTAACTTCGCTTGTGCAGTCGAATAGCCCCCTTTTTTCGTATCAATTCCTTTACGCTCCTTATCGGCAATCATCCACCGCCAGCATTCACTGAACAATACTTTTTTTGTTTCAAACTTTTCAGGGTAAATGCCATACTCTGATAAGGCGTCCCAGGCTTCTTTTGACTTCGCATAATAGCCAATCGTTTTACGCTTACACTTACCATTCTCATCGTACCCAGTAGTTACTACCGCCCTGTAGGGCTTGCGTAATGGCTTGTGCTTCATTTTATAAACGGATCCTGTTCCGTTGGCTCGTTTCATGGCCATAATATATCCTCCTATAACTAAGCCCCTATCTGAGTAGTATCGGATAGGGGCTTTACTTTTATTTAAATTGAATCTGTTTAGCCTCTCCGTTGAGGTAGTAGGTTACGGTAGGTTTATTAGCGTTGATGTAATCAACGAGTCCTGGCTGAACCGGTGCCACATATATGGTGTGGTAGAAGAACGATTCAGGGAATATATCGAACCGATGTGCCGGCGGTATGGTCTGCACGATTTGCCAATGCGCTTGGACGGATTTTCCATTAGGAAAGGTAAGGGTAGAGTTCTCCCCGCCCTGTGCTGATGTGAGTGTCCAGTCCTCAAGGACTACGCTCGTCACGGTATGGCCGAGCACGGACTCGTCCTTGAACTCGATGGATGGCCTAGGCCATAAGGCGAATATGGCTATACCTATGGCGACTATAAGAATAATAGGAATAGCGATAATTGATTTAATCTTCATTGTTTTTCTCCCTTTGGCTCAATTTTTCATTGTACGCTTTTAAGTATTTAATAAAATCTCTTGAGAGTTCAAACTCTTTTATATCTTTTGTTGGTTCATAAAATTGATCAATAGTAAATTTTAAAAATGAATCAAGCTTACCTCGGCTCCGTAGTTGTCCAAGTGTTAAGAAAAAGCGGATAAATGTATCCGTATCTTCCATTAAATGAGATATAATGGCCCCAATCTCCCGGTATTTATCAATCATTGATTTATTCGCGAGCGGAAGGGATTCTCTTAAGGTAGTTACCATAAGCTCTTCAAACGAATTTTTATTTGCTTCTAGGTAAAATGAGTCGTCATCAGACAATATTGCTGGCAAGGACTCCTTATGCTCCTCCATTAGCCCATGAGCAAAATCATTTCTTAGCCTTCTAATCTCGCTATCATCACTCAACGGAAATGCATTTCTGATATATCGATACAAGTCATGAAAGATGTCAGCCTGAGTTTGTGCTTTTTCTGACGTTCCCCGAATTACCTCGCGGGGTATATCCTTTCCTAATATGTAGTTCATATCGACATTAAATAGCGTTGCGTAGGCTCGAATATAAGGGGCTGATGGCTGGCTCCGTCCATTCTCCCAGCGCGATATCATACTCTTGGATACGCCATCGCCTTTTATATCGATTCCTGCTTTTTGAACTTCTAGTGAAAGCTTTTCTCGAAGGGCATCAATAGTTAGACCTTGTGCTGTGCGTAAATTTTTTAATCGTTGACCTATTTTAGTTTTTAATTTATCATCTTTAATTTTTGGTGATACGCGTAATTTCATAGCCATTTTAAAATTCACCTTTCCTCACTTAAACTCTCTTCCTACCTATATTATACTTCAAAAGTTCCTCAATAGGCAATTAAAATTTACGAGAAATCACAAAAATGTTGTTGACAGGAATTTTTGACGGTGCTATCATGTACTCATAAGGCAACTCGGCAACATTCGAGAAGGGCCGATATAACAATTTTATATTGAAAGGGGGCGGGGTATGTGATACCACGTAAAGCAATTTCTCCATATCGAAAGCTTAAAAGCTTTATGGTAGAAAATGATATTTCTAATACCGCAGCCGCAAAGGTAATAGGGGTTAAGCCAAACACTTTCAGTAAGAAGCTTAACCGAATCAACACAGACTTCACATTACAAGAGATGCGTATGCTGTGTATAACCTATGACCTTGATGCGAACGTATTTTTTTTACATTAAAGGTTCCTATTTAGGCAACTTTTTATTTTTACCCATAGGTTCCTAATTAGGCAACTTAAAAGGAGACAATCACTATGAACAAACGTAAATCATGCGTAACCTATCTGTACCAAGATTCACTCGCTCGTCAGATGAGAGACCTTGGTGTGTCTAGGTCAGAGTTAGCCACCATGACAGGGCTTTCACCATGCACAATCCTTACGGCATGTAACGGTAGACCTGTATCGGTACGAACAATCGCCAAGGTTCTTGAATACTTACAAGTTGATTCATCTGAAGAAGATGACTTTTGGGGCATTGACCCTGTATAGGAGGTAAATCTATGAACAATGAAAAAGATGATCGCATCATCATCGAGCATTTACACGTCCAACAGATTCATCGAACCGCTAAGATTGACCTCTGGTTCAACCGAATCTTTGGACTTTTGATGGCGGTAACACTTGCAGTTATCCTCATCTACTTTGTCACTGTATTGGCGATGTTATGAACCCCACCATTACCGTGAAACAAATGGCTAGCGTTTTAGGCCTAACCCTTACCGCGGTTAGAGAGGGCATCGCTAATAACCATTATAAAGCCTTTGCCTATTGTTATGGCAAAGGCAAGAAACGAACCTTCGTCATTGATCGGTTCGGTTTCGAAACATACTTGGCTCGGACAGGGAGAAGTGAAGAGTACATCAAGGAGGCATTTAATCATGCATGCATTTCTTAAATTAGTAGCCGGGTTAATTCTTATGGGCTCCGTTGGTAGCCTCGAGATTGACCGCATAGACTTTACTCAGTATTTTGTGCAATGCGCCTTGGGGGTGGCCTTATGGATTGTGGCCGAGCAAGGTCAAACCATCAGACGGCTCAAAAGGAGACAACGATGAGACGGAAACCCATCATCCCTATGATGCGGTTAAAGAACAGTTTCGACCTTAAGAAACTGATCTACGATAACACACCATACGGGCTTTGTAGTTTCGGCGAAGTCATAGGAGTCAGTTCTACGACTCTGGTAAAGTTGTCTCAGTATCAACCCGTGCGAATATGCACGGCCAGGTTAGTAGCGAAAGGACTTGGCCAACGAATCGACTTCTTATTTGACCAGTGCTCAATTCAACAAAAGACCTGGTGCAATCGATTTGGTTACCGCATGAAGCCGGCAGTGTTCCATAAGGTGCTAGCTGATAAGCAGTTATCCATTCAAGACGTCGCTGAGATGTGCGGTATGCATTATGCAACCCTATACAGCCATCTCAAGGGCATAAATAAGTCGATGTCATTTAGTAAGGCGGTCATATTGGCCGACAATCTAAACGTCGACATTGGATTGCTATTTGACTTTAGCCAGTATTAAGTGAGGCAACCCTCACATGGGCAATGATGGCCAATTGGTACGGAGCCCATAGGTAATTCTATTTCTTATTTAACAGAGAGGAGGTTCCTATGCAGAACCCTACAAAGAACAACGTACGGACCTTTGTTAGAAGTCTGTACAACGCTCGACTTTTGGAACAAACCGAAGCGGAGAGCATAGCGCTCGAATCGCACTACATTAGCCTTGAAGCTGACGGACGTGTAGCAGTTGCTGAAGCGTTCCACAAAGTCATTAATGGCTTACGTGAAGCTCGGAAAGGCGCCCAAAGTTTGGAAGAACTAGGCTATGGCACACTAGCTAATAAGCTGGTACCTGATGCGGATAACTTCATCAAACGTATGTGCAAACCACTTCACGAATGGTGGTACGACAACTTGGACGTTAACTCCGAGAAGGGCCAAAAGTGGCGTGCAGTCCTAGAAGTGGCCAAACCTTACGAGATAGAGATTCGTAAGTTGAAGTCAGCACGTAATGCGCTAAACAGCATTATCGATCGTTCAGCATCTGGCAAGCAAGCCGTAGTTGAGCTCAAGAAATTTGGATTCGACTATGACACCTGGGCGCATGCACAAGTTGATATCGGCAGTCCATCTGACTTCGATATTCTCAAACGCCCAAAAGAAAATGACCGCATCAGTACTGGAACTACTGACACGGCCACATCAAAATAATTTTGACACTTATATTATACGAGGTATTTGAACTATGAACAAGAAATTAATTGCATCCACGCTCGCAATCTCCGCATTAGCGGTTAACGTATTCGCACAAGGTAGTAATTTAGGCCCTAATGGCACCGCTAATGGTGACGCAAGCCTAATTATTGGTACGAACAATACAACAACTACAAACGCTACATCCGCCTTCATCGCCGGCACTCAAAATACAGTATCCGCTCCAAACGGCATCGCCTTTGGTACAAGTAACACCGTATCTGGCGAAAACGGCTTCGCCGGTGGCAACGATGCCAAAGCATCAGGTCGTAACTCCTTCGCATTCGGTAGTCATGCCGAGAGCTTGGTGGAATACACCATCGCTATCGGTAACCAGGCTAGAACGGCGTCCTATGATAGCGTCGCAATCGGTAATGGTGCATTCGTATCAGGCGAAAGCTCCGTGGCCTTTGGTCGTTCCAATAATGTGACTGGTGAAAACTCCGTCGCAGTTGGTGCTAATAATGGCACAGTAGCCGGTGGCCAGTCCGCCGTAGTAGGCTACAACAACAAAATTGGTTCCCAAAAAGAACAGTTGGTGTTTGGCTCTAATTCCGAGTCTAGTGGCCAGGGCGCGTTGGTGTTCGGCACACACTCCAAGGCCTTAGCAACTGACGCTGTTGCATTCGGTAATAATTCCGTTGCGGATCGTGCCAACGCGGTGGCCATTGGCACCAACTCGGTGACCGATGATGCGGTAGGGGTTGACGGCGTAGACCTTAACGGCACTCGTCACATCTTCGCCGGTGAACAACCAAGCGCAGTTGTATCCTTTGGCTCCAAAGCTCGCACGGGTGCAGGTGGCGTGGCGCAGTATAACCGGCAGTTACAGAACGTTTCCGCCGGTAGAGTGGAAGCGGACAGTTTAGACGCTGTCAACGGCTCCCAATTATACGCTGCGTACGATGAGATTAACACATTAGGCGCAAAGGTGCGTACTAATACAGCTGATATCAGCACACTTCAAGGCACCTCAGCTAATCACGAAACACGCATCACTAATTTGGAAAACCGCCAATACATCATGGCCGGTGAAATCAACAATCGTATCAACGCAACAGAACAACGCGTCAACCGTTTAGGCGCATCTAGTGCTGCATTAAGCGGCTTGCATCCACTTGACTTTAATCGTAATGATAAAGCATCTTTTGCGATTAGCTATGGGCATTACCGCAACGCTAACGCAGTAGCATTGGGCGCGTTCTATCGTCCTAACGAACGTATTATGGTTGGTTTCGGCGCTACATTAGGCGGTGAAAACCAGTACACAATCAATCTTGCGTTCAAGACCGGTAAGGGCTCTGACTACATCGCTGAAGCCAAAGATGTCCAAAGTCGTATCTCTAAGTTAGATCGATTGGTTGATGAGTTAATGCAAGAAGTTGCTGCGCAACGTCGCATTTAGGAGGTCACTATGAATAAACCTAAAACTCACACGCTATCAATCAATATGGATTTGAGCGAAGACTACAGCTCCTGCCGTTGTGCATGTAGAACCACATTAACAGACCAGAAGGTACTTGGCGCAATGTTAGCTAGCGCGGTAGTAGCTATCGCTCACGACTATAGCCGAGACCCGCACGTGTTTGCAAAGGCAGTAACCTGTACGGTTATGGAATTTATTGATAAACCGGGATTTACAAAACCCAAAGAACAATTATCTTAGGGGTGATGCAAATGGCCCGGAAAAATAGAAGAAAACGGATTGTGAAAGATACTGCAATAGAGCAGTTAGTTTCGCCGGAGACCCGTAAAACCGTTCCGCCTAGTCCGTGGGATGTTAGAAGCTCCCTAAGAGAACAATCTAAACGTGAAAAGATTGTTACGGAGCGACTTAATAAAATGGATACCTGGGTGACTAGAGCATGCCAAGTCGTATTCATCATCTTAGGTATTTGTGTTCTCCTACTGCTACACTTTCACGGCATTATTTAGATATTAACTAGAAAGGATTTCCTCATGATCAGAATCACTTTTGAAGCAAAAAACTATGAATCCCTTTGTGAAGAACTTAAATTGTTCCTCAGCTACAGTAATATACCTACGACGAAAGAACCGCCCACAGCTCCGGTGGTACCCGCCACAGTCCAAGCTCCGCCGGTGGCTCCAGTCGCTCAACCTACTACAGTAGCACCTGTGGTACCGACATCTGTGTCGGTACCAACCACTCCAGAACCTCAACAAGCGCCAACTACACCGGCTGTACCTGTGGCACCGGTTAAGGAATACACGTTGGAAGAAATTCAGGTGGCATTGCAACCATTAATGGATGCAGGCCGTACGAATGAAATTGTAGGGTTAATGCAAAAGTACAAAGTGGCAAGCCTTCCTGAACTTCCAAAAGACCAATTCCCTAATCTCGTAGTTGACATTCGCAACATGGGGGCTCGAATCTAATGGCTAGTCATGCGCTACTAAGCGCATCAAGTTCGCACAGGTGGTTACATTGTACGGGGGCGCCTCGATTAGAGGCGACCTTCCCTGATACTACGTCAGAGTATGCAAAGGAAGGAACCCTCGCACATGAACTATGCGAATTGAAACTTAAGAAATACACTACGGTAATGGCCAAAGGCACCTACACCCGGGCCTATAACAAAATCAAAAAGAACGAGTTATGGGCACCTGAAATGGACGAAACCACAGATGTATATCTCGAATATATCAAGTCCATCATGCTGAGCTACAAAGTGGCCCCCGTCGTGGTCATAGAAAAGCGGGTTGATTTTAGCCAATACGTGCCAGAAGGATTCGGCACAGCGGACTGCATCATATTAGCCGGTGATACGCTCCACATCATCGATTATAAGCACGGTAAAGGTGTTGTAGTTGATGCGGATCACAATCCACAGATGATGTTATACGCACTCGGTGCGATGCACGATTACAGTCTCTTGTATAAGTTCAATACTATCAAGATGACTATCATACAGCCTCGCGTGAATAACATTTCAGAGTTTGAAATGTCCTCCGATGACCTTCGTAAATGGGGTGAGGAGGTAGTCGCACCGAAAGCTAAGGAGGCCTACGAAATGGAAGGCCACACGTTTGAGGCTGGTGCCTGGTGTGGGTTCTGTAGAGCAAAGGCTCAATGTCGAACACGATGTGAACATTTCGATGCGATGCACATGTTCACGAACCAAGACCCTCGTCTGATTAGCCTTGAAGAACTAGGTACCTACCTAGAACACGGCAAAGACATCGAGTCCTGGTACAAAGACATCAAGGAATACGCTTTATCTGAATCCTTAGCAGGTGCGGAGGTGCCAGGTTGGAAAGCCGTAGAGGGCAGAGGCTCCAGGGCCTTCCAAGATGGCGATACTGCTATTCAAACCCTTATCAATGGCGGGGTAGATGAATCTATCCTCTATGAACGTAAGGTTCTTACCTTAGCACAAATTGAAAAAGCTATCGGTAAGAAAGAATTTAATGAACTCGTAGGCGACCAGGTCGTAAAGAACCCGGGCAAACCTACTCTTGTAGTTGATACGGACAAGCGCCCACGTATCACAAATCAACCTAGTGCGGCGCAAGTATTTAATTCCAATGGAGGTAACTAATTATGGCATTCCAATGCAGACCAACAGAAGTTCTTTTACAAAACGTACGTTTATCTTTCGTTCATTTACTTGAACCATACACAAACCCAAACAATTTCAGCGAAGCTAAATATAGCGCTATGATCCTTGTACCTAAATCCGATACTGCACAAGTACAAGCTATCAATCAAGCTATTGAAGCAGCTATTGCAGATGCTCGTGTGAAACATGGTGCTAAAGTACCAGCACAACCTAAAACACCAATTCATGATGGTGATGGCTACACGCCAGGTGGTAAAGAATACGGCCCTGAATGTAAAGGTCATTACGTATTCAACGCTTCCCAATCTATGAAATTCAAGCCAGAAGTAGTCGACCTTCAAGGTCAGCCACTTACTGAACCTGGCCAAGTATACTCTGGCATGTATGCCAATGTATTGGTTAACTTCTATTTCTACAATAACCAATCGTCTGGTATCTCCGCCGGTTTAGGTCCTGTACAAAAGGTACGTGATGGTGAACCTCTTGGCGACGGCCAACCTGCATCCGCTGCATCCGTGTTCGGCGCGCCTCAAGGTAGCGCAGCAAATGTATTCGGTGGCGCTGAAGCCGTTCCAGCTATCAACCCTGTTACTGGCCTTCCAATGTAATAGGTGGCCATTATGCGCCACTTAAACATTGATATAGAGACGTTTTCGTCAAATGACATTGGCGCAGGGGTGTACAAATATGTCGAAGCGGAGGATTTCGAAATCCTCCTATTCGCGTATGCGTATGACTTTGGCCAGGTTGAAGTTGTGGATCTAGCACAAGGTGAAACGATACCTGATGCGGTGATTGCAGACTTACAAAATCCGGACGTTATTAAACATGCCTATAATGCACAGTTTGAAATCACCTGTCTCAATAAGGCTGGATACACTACTCCATTACGCCAATGGCACTGCACGATGATTCACGGTGCGTATTTGGGGTATCCTATGGGCCTTGCTAAGTTAGGCGTGGCTCTAGGGTTACCACAAAATAAATTAAAGGATAAAGCCGGTAAAGCATTAATCCGATATTTTAGTATTCCATGTAATCCGACCAAATCTAATGGAGGTCGAACTCGTAACCTACCACATCATGAGCCGGAGAAATGGCGAACCTACGTCGAATACAATCGTCAAGACGTAGTCACTGAAATGGAATGTTACAAACGGCTCGCATCGTTTCCTGTACCCGATGAAACCTGGAATGATTGGTACATCGATATCGAGATTAATAACCGCGGTGTACTCATCGACCATGACCTCGTCATCGGTGCCCTTTGTATCGATGAAGAAAACACGAATATCCTTACCAAGGAGGCACAGGAAATTACACGCTTGGCCAATCCTAATTCTACGCAAGCGCTCCTCAATTGGATCAACACCAACACAGGGGCTAACCTTCCAAACTTAACAAAGGATACCGTTGATAGTGCTCTTAAGAGTGATATTAACCAGGTGGCCAAACGTGTACTTGCCTTACGTAAGAAGTTGGCCAAGTCCTCGGTATCAAAGTACGTCAAGATGGAAGAGTCCTGGGGCTCTGATTATCGTCTTAGAGGCGTGTTACAGTTCTACGGAGCCAATCGTACTGGACGATGGGCAGGACGGCTCATACAGGTCCAAAACCTACCTAGAAACTACATCGAAACACTTGATGTCGCACGTTCCCTCGTGACACATCGTAATCGTGTAGGGCTTGAACTCTTGTATGGTGATGTAGCCGATACGCTCTCACAATTAATCCGTACGGCTATTATCGCCCCAGAGGGTAAGACCTTATGTGTGGCTGACTTCTCCGCCATTGAAGCACGGGTTATCGCCTGGCTAAGCGGTGAGCAGTGGCGTCAACAAGTATTTGCCAATGATGGTGATATATACTGCGCCTCGGCATCCTCGATGTTTGGCGTTCCAGTCGTGAAACACGGCGAAAACGGACACCTCCGACAAAAGGGGAAGGTCGCAGAATTAGCCCTTGGATATCAAGGAGGTGTCAACGCGTTAAAAGCTATGGGAGCACTTGATATGGGTCTAGCAGAAGAGGAGCTTCCGGACATTGTCAGATTATGGCGGGAGGCGTCACCACGGATTCGTGATTTATGGTACCAGGTTGAAAATGCAGCCGTGTACACGGTAACAACTGGCAACCCTATGGGCCTTGACCACGGTATTATATTTCGGTTAGAGATTGATCCGATATACGGCTATCGTTACCTGACGATAGAGTTACCAAGTGGTAGAAAGCTATTTTACCCTGGTGCGTACATCAAGGAAAACCAATTCGGTAAGGACGCCGTCCATTTCAAGGCGCAATTCAACAACGCCTGGGTGGATGATAGTACCTACGGGGGCAAACTTGTCGAAAACATTACCCAAGCCGTGGCTCGTGACTGCCTGGCCGTAACGTTACGTCGATTGACGATGGCGGGTTATCCAATCACCATGCACATCCACGATGAGGCGGTTATGGAAATCCCTTCTGAAGGTAAGGAAGATACCCTTGATAAGGTTAACACCATATTCGGAGCTCCGATTCCCTGGGCGGAAGGGTTACACCTCTCAGCGGCCGGATTCACAAGTGATTATTATATGAAGGATTAGAAAGGGCGATGGCCATATGCTTAACGATAAAAAATTAATAATTAGCGTCGGCCAAAGTCGCACGTCTAAACAATGGATACAAACGGAGCTCATGTGGTCCGAGTTCATCGAACGGCTCCGCACACCGCAACGTACTACGGAAACGGTTGAACAGTATCATCAACTACCTAAGTCCGCACAGGCTAAACTGAAGGACATCGGCGGGTTCGTAGGTGGTAGTTTAATCGGGTTACAACGTAAGGCGATTAATGTCACCGGTCGTGACCTTATCACCCTTGACCTTGACGCCATTGAGCCTGGCCAAACGGATAATGTAGTGCGTACAGTGGACAGTTTAGGTATGGCATACGCCGTGTACAGTACACGTTCACACACGCCACACCGTCCACGGTTACGCGTCGTCATCCCGACTGACCGCACTATGACACCTGATGAGTATGAGCCTATCGCTCGTAAGGTGGCCAGTTTAATCGGTATCGGCATGATGGACTCGACTACGTTCGAAGCCTCGAGGCTCATGTACTGGCCAGGCTGTTCAAGTGATGCACAATATGTATTCAGATTTGCAGATAAGCCGTTCTTATCTGCAGATGGCATCCTAGCGGAGTACACCGATTGGCGGGACGTGGCATCCTGGCCACAGGTGCCAGGTTCTGAGACTTCGGTTAGAGTGAAACAGCTTCTTACGAAGCAACAGGATCCGTTATCCAAACATGGTATCGTAGGCGCCTTTTGTAGGCAGTACGGTATCCGTGAGGCTATCGATACGTTCTTACCTAACGCATATACATACGTTGAAGGCTCTAATGACCGACTAACCTACGTCGAAGGTTCTACCATCGGCGGTGCGGTAATCTACGATGATGATAAGTTCTTATACTCTCATCACAATACGGACCCGTGCGGTGGCCAACTTGTGAACGCCTTTGACCTGGTTCGACTTCATAAGTTCCACGACCTCGACGAGACGGCCAAGGACGGCACACCACCGCATAAGATGCCATCGTTCCTAGCGATGAGCAAGCTAGCCTTTGAGGACTCAGAGGTGGCCATCAGTATCCAACAAGAACGAGCCCGTGAGTCAGCTACGAACGTGTTCCAAGAATCGATAAGTAATTCTAATACTACGGACGTGACTGACCTTGACGCCAACGCTATGCTCGAGACTGAATGGATGAAGTCCGCCGGCCTCAAATATAACGAGAATCAAGGACTTAAAAAGACACGTGATAACATTCTTAAACTATTAACGCATGACCCGGCCATCAAGGGGCGTATCGCATACGATAAGTTCGGTAGTCGATATATGGCGATGGGTGCCTTACCATGGGCGCTATCGGAACACGGTAAACGCATATGGACTGACACCGATGATAGTGGTATCCAGTGGTACTTAGAAAACCGCTTCGATATCACCGGCAAGGATAAAGTCCTTGATAGCGTTCTACTGATTGCGAAACAAAACTCATTCAACCCAGTAACCGATTATTTAGATAGTCTCACCTGGGACGGTGTGGAACGTTTAGATACAATATTTATCGATTATTTAGGCGCAGAGGATAACGTGTATACCCGTGCGGTAGGTCGTAAGGCCTTCGTAGCTGCGGTAGCACGTGCCTACGAGCCAGGGTGTAAGTATGACACGATGCCGGTATTAGTTGGTGCCCAAGGGATAGGGAAATCATCTCTTATACGTCTCATGGGCAAGGATTGGTACGCTGATGGGCTTAACACCTTTGATGGTAAGGAAGCTGCAGAAAGCATCCAAAATAGTTGGTTAGTTGAAGGCGGTGAAATGACCGGATACTCTAAATCGGAAGATAATGCTTCGAAACAATTCTTATCACGCCAGGTCGACGTATTCCGTAAGGCCTATGGCCGTCGTACGGAAGAGTATCCACGCCAATGCGTGTTCTTTGGTTCCACTAACCAACACGAGTTCTTAAAGGATATTACCGGCAACCGCAGATTCTGGCCAATACAACTTGGTTTAAAGAAACCAACGAAAAATGTGTTTAAGAATTTACCCGGTGAAGTAGATCAGCTGTGGGCGGAAGCCAAAGCTAGATACCACCAAGGGGAAAGCTTAATTATTGAGGATAATGAGGAAGTGCTTCGCCTGGCAAATTTAGCCCGGGAAAGCCATATGGAAGGAAATGCTAAAGCAGGTGTGGTAGCTGAGTTCTTGAAACAGAAAGTACCTGAGAACTGGAGCACGATGTCGCCTAAAGCACGTGATATGTTTATGTCCGGCACACATGCAGTACCTGGGCAGGTGCTAGTATTCCGTGACAGGGTATGCGCTGCGGAGGTATGGGTTGAATGTTTTGGACGTCCATTATCTTGGATGAAGAAGTCGGATAGCCGTGAACTCAATCAAATTTTAGACAACATTCCATTCTTAATGAGGTTTGATTCGATGAAAAAATTTGGGCCTTATGGAGCCCAAAGAGGATTCTCAATTATACCCGGATTGATGTAATTTTCGAAGGTAACATTCCTGAAAATACCCCCATATTCTCAAAAAGAATGTTACCTGAGAATGTTACCATGTTACCCGAATGTTACCCGAATGTTACCTAGAATGTTACCCTAACAAACCTAGTATTTATCTATATTTATAGTACTTATTATATATAAAGGTAACATTTATATATATATGTAGTAGAAATATATATATTTAAGTACGTTATAGGGGTTAAACGGGGTTAAATAGGGTATGTATCTATATGTAAAGAAAAAAAGTGTAACTTTGTTACCTTGCGTAAATGATAATCTCAAAATGGAGGTGTGATAGATGCTTGAAAAACAAATCGAACAGAAATTGGTTCGGGGTGTTAGAGAGTTGGGCGGTAAGGCCTATAAGTTTGTATCGCCTGGCAACGTCGGTGTGCCTGATCGGATTGTGATATGGCCGGACGGTACCGTTCAATTCGTAGAGCTTAAAACGACACGAGGTCGATTAAGTCAACTACAGGATGTGCAGTGCAAGAAACTATTGAGTCTACTGCAGACCGTTTACATCCTATACGGCCCTGAAGCCGTTAAGGGCTACCTAACGAATGAAGGTGGTATTCATGGCGAGAGTTCCGTGTAAGAACTGTACCCGGCGTACACCTGGATGTCATGGGCGGTGTCCATCGTATAGCTTGTATAAAGTACTTAGCAAGTACGAAAAGGCGAAGGACCATGACGATACCGATGTGCAGTCATATATCATGACAAACGTGCGTAAAATCCGTCACAAAATGCAAAAGGCAAAGTACGGATGCACAGTTAAGGATTAGGAGGAGGTGATGCCGTATGATATTCAAGCCACATCCCTATCAAGATTACTGTATTTCAAGAGTGATTAAGCAACAAAAGATAGGGCTGTTCTTGGATATGGGTTGAATGGTTTAGGGAAAACCATCATAACTCTATCCGCTATTTACCAGTTGAAGTACAACTACTTCCAGGTTAAGAAGGTGCTTATCATAGCGCCTAAGAAAGTAGCAGAAGCCACCTGGCAACGTGAAGCGGCCAAATGGGACGGCGTTGGTATTCTCAGAATATCCACAGTGCTAGGCCCATTAAAGAAACGTGTACAAGCACTAAATACACCGGCGGATATCTACATCATCAATCGTGAGAATGTATCCTGGCTGGTTAGCTACTACAAGAACGCATGGCCATTCGATATGGTGGTAGTCGATGAATCGAGTTCGTTTAAATCTCATCGTGCCAAACGATTCAAGGACTTATCGAATATGTACAACCACATCAATCGTATGGTGCTGTTAACAGGTACACCATCACCGAATGGGTTGATTGACCTATGGGCCCAGGTCTACTTATTAGACCGTGGCCAAACATTAGGTAAGACATACACCGCATTTAGGGAACATTACTTTGACCCGGACCAACGGGGTCGTGATGTGATCTACAGCTACAAACCAAAGGCGAATACAGATGATGCGATTATGTCAGCCATAGCGCCATTATGTATATCGATGAAGGCTAGCGATTACTTAGACCTACCACCGATTGTGTATGATACGGTGCCGGTAGTTTTAGATGCTAAGGCGAAGAAAGCTTATGAAAGCATGGAACGCGATGCCGTCCTTGAAGTATTCGGAGCGGATGAAGAAATCACCGCTATGAGTGCGGCCGCTTTATCTAACAAACTCCAACAGTTGGCTAACGGTGCCGTGTATGATGATGAGCGTAATGTCCATGAAATTCATGATTGCAAGATAGAAGCCTTCATGGAGCTTATTGAACATTTACACGGTAAGCCGGCGTTAGTGTTCTATAACTTCAAACATGATTGTGCCAGGTTGAAGGACGCGTTAGCAAAAACGGATCTGCGTGTACGGGAATTAAAAGGCGCCGCTGAAGAGTTCGATTGGAACGCTGGTAAGATTGACGTACTGCTAGCACATCCCGCATCAACTGCATATGGGCTAAACCTACAAGATGGCGGTAATCATGTGATATGGTTCGGGCTTAATTGGAGCCTAGAACTATATCAACAAGCGAACAAGCGTTTGCATCGTCAAGGACAAAACGAAAAGGTAATCATCCATCACCTTATATCTGTAGGCACACGGGACGAGGATATGATGGAAGCCCTAGAAAAGAAAGATGAAGCACAAGAATATGTCCTTCAATCGTTGAAGGCACGGATTGATAAATATGTGAAAGGATAACACTATGAAGAAGCTATTAGCGTATGTGCAGGGATACACGAACCCTACCGGATTATATAGACCTGTGGGTTGGCTAGTTATGCCAATATCAGATGCGTGTGTAAATGTGTTGTGCGTTATTCATGATGGCGCTAGATTGTCTATGACGACTTGGTGTCAAGTATATTCCACGATATCGAGAGAATTGGTTAAAGCCCCATGGCAACCTGTTTATAAAAATCCATTTAGGGTTGATGGAGATGGGGAGGTACGAATGGTTAATTTTGACACGTGCATACAAGGGGAATTTTACGTGACAGATTTCATGGTTATGGATGAACGTGAATACGATTTACGATGTGATAAGAATGAAGGATAACACTATGAGCAGAATTTGTAAGACCTGCGGAAGCCTATTCAAAGCTACCGGTAACGAACAAGAGTGCCCTACATGTAAGGAAGGGTTCAACGATATCATGAGTATCATTAAAGGCAAAGACAGAACGGAGACAGCAAAAGACAGTAAAAAGACAGAAGCGCCACCTACTACACCAGAGCCATCACCTAAGCTGACTACCTGTAAGGTGTGTGGTAAGGAGTTCGAACAAACTGGCAAAGGTCGACCTGCTGTCAACTGTCCGGAATGTAGAGAAGCCTTGAAACATGAATGTAAGTCAACGGCTAAGGTGAAACCTACCGAGCCTAAGCCTAAAGCAACGCCAACCGTATCCGTGGCAACAGATGAAGATAAGGCTAAGATGTACGGCAAGATTGAGGCTGAGCCGGAAGTAACAGAAGTACCTACACCGGACGAATCTGTAGCCGAGGTTAAGCCTACAGATACAATGAACGATGCAGTACATCATCCATCGCATTACACCTTACCTGGGTTAACGGTTGAAAGCGTTGACGTCATTCGTGCCGTATTGACACCTGAAGAGTTTAAAGGTTGGTGCAAGGGCAACGCATTAAAGTATTCCCTTCGAGCAGGGCGTAAGGATCCAACGAAAGAAGTTCAGGACCTGGCGAAGGCAGGTGTGTTCTTAAGTTGGATTACTGGGGAGTAGCCTATGCATACCAGTGCAAGTTTCGAGAAACTGCTACACGACCACGGGCATTACCTGGATGACACGTATATAATCACTGTCCGATATGTCAACTACTTGGAAGAACAATACGAGATGGCATACGTACGAAGTGAAGAGGTCATCCGTGAATATAAGGAAGCGGGCAATGACCAGTTCGATGATAAGACATATTCGTATCCTTGGTATCATGACGAGCGATGGGATGAAGCTACCGATACCCTGGACGCGATAGAGGATGAAGTCGACGAGCTGTACAAGATTGTAGAAGGGATGGATTATATATGACACAGGATAGTATTGATAGGATGTGAACGTATGGGTAAACGTACGAGTAAGGGGGCACATCCTGGAATTAGTAAACTGCAAAGGCTGATGGATAGCCATAGGCGATTAACTGATGTCGAGGCGCACTTGCAACGTCTGGAGCAAGAAGCGAGAAGTGAGTACCCGATCACTGAAGAGCAACAGCTAAATCTTAAGACCGCGTATCGTGACCTGCTTGAGGAGTCAAGGCGCCTGTCAAGGGAACGATATGAACTATGGGCTATCATCCATCAAGTGCCGAGCGATTGTGAGCGTACATTCCTTGAATATCGCTACTACTTTGGCCTTGGTATGAAGGACGTCATTGAGGCGATGCATTATAGCGAGCCACAGGTCTACCGCATACGTAAGATGGCTGTCAAGTCTTTTTGCAAACTTTTTGAAAATTTTTAAAACATGATATGAAATGATAGTTGCACTTTGTGTTACCTTATGGGTGTGGATACGGAAACGAGCGCCGTGTCCACGCACTGTAGGGTAGTTCATAGTGATACCTTTCATGTACTTACACTTCTCTCCTGGGCAGTAGCCCAAACATGAAGCGAAGCATTGAGGACTACGAACAACCGCGTAGTCCTTTTTGTTAGCTTTAACGAGAAAAGAAATACCCTAAATTGATTTAAAATTATTTTTAAATTATTTGAAACAAAAAGGTACTTCCTCGATGGAAAATCGCCGGTGGTCGCCTCCGCGCGATGTTTGTCCGCATGTGAAAAATTTTTTCAAGTAGAAAGTACCCTACCAATAGACACTTACGGAAGGAGGTCCAAAATGGCCACGGAAAGACCCAAAGTCAAGTTCGATGACAATGGCGAGATCATTGTCACGACAAAAGTGCTATGCCAAATCTTGGACCTCGGTCCGGAAATGATATCACGCCACAATCGTGCAGGTATGCCGAAGGTGGCCACGGGGTGGTGGAACGTTCGCGAAGTTCTTGTATGGCTTGGCATGTCTAAGGACAAGGACGGAACGAAATCCGCTGCTCAAAGAAAGCTTGAAGCCGAAGCCGACTATAAGGAAGCCAAAGCGAAACGAGAAAAGCGAATGAACGAAGTTCTTGAAGGCCAGTATATTTCGGTCGAAGATGTAACTCGTGAATGGACTGGACGCGTTAACGAATTGAAATCATCCCTTGGGCTGTTACCCAAAGCGGTTAGCAAAGAATTTCCAGATGCAGAAACAAGGGTGATTGTAGAGAGGACGGTGAATGAGTGTGTCAACGAGTACCTCGAAAGCTACGCGCGCGACGGCGTCTACACGAAAACGAAGAAAAAATAATTCTAAAAATTCAGAGAATCCGAATAAACAATGTCATTACAATTCATCACAAGATTCTAGTACATCGTTTACGTGGACAGCCCAAGAGCTCGCAGCCTTCAAGCCTCCGGAGCGGTACACCGTTTCCACATGGGCCGATAAGTTCAGAGTACTCCCAAGCACTAGTGCAGAACCCGGACCCTGGCACACCCACCGCACTCCATATTTAAGAGAGCCTATGGATATGCTCAACAACGATTTGATTGAATCGATTGTACTGTGCTTCGGTGCACAGATTGGTAAGACAGAGGCA